TACACGGATTTCACCGCCTGTAAATGTTCCGGCCGAACGCGCCAATGTAAATGCGGTATATGACGTTGTGTTATTCAGAATGCCAGCCGACCATGTGTTATAAGTTGTTGAGCTGCCAGTAGACGCTACTGTCGTCCATTTGCTCAAATACGGGGCTACTACCTCAATTACCGCCGAATGGCCATTGGTTCCAGTTCGTCCTGTAAACATATAAGTAGAAGTATTACCAAGAACTACAGCGCCGCCGTTTGTCCAATCTTGATAATAAAGGGTCGATAAATACCCAGTCGAAGTAGCGCCAAGCGTCATCGTGATACCAGCATCAGCCACACTACCTGTACCGCCCGACACAATAATTTTGTAGTTGTCGTAAGTTGCGCTAAATGCGTTTGAGACTGTAACGGTAGAAACCGCTGTACCGATTGTTGTAGTACTAATCCACGTCAAGCCGCCGCCGAGGGTTTGCCACGCAGACCCGTCGTAATACTGCGTCGTATTGCTCGCCTCGATATACGCGTATTGGCCCTCGGCCAACACTTTTTCCCCGGTTCCACCAAACGCGGCGTCACGGGTTACGGTTGTCGCAAAAACGGGTATTCCGCTGTTGGTGACGTTGAGGCGCGAGGCCTCTAAAACCTCGCCGTCGGTGTAGGTGGGTACTGAGGTAGTCGCATTAACGCCCATGGTTTTATCCTAGAACATTGTCGGCGCCCAAAACGCCATATATAAGGTCCCCAATAATGAATTGGTACACAATCGTCGTAGGTGACGTATACAGCCGGACACGGTGACCGGTGCGGAAATCCAAACTATGTTCTATGCCCTCTACGGATAGTTCTTGGGCTAATTGCGTTATGGTGACGCCGCTAGTAAACGATTTTTCTATGGTTACGGTGTCGCCAATGTCGATTATGGCTACCGTGTCGCGTTGGGCGCTCGATAAGCTCGCAAACGTGGTCCCGACGCTGTTATAGCGGGGTTGTGGTTCGCCGTCCAAAAGGTAGGTGGCGGCGTCTTGTATTTCGGTTGCGTCGTGTAACAGCGAATTAGTAATGCTGTCCGTTTGGATAAAGTAGGTTGCTTGGCTTGTAAGGTCGTCGGCGGTTGCTTCGGTTCCGTCGAGGCCCTGAACGTAGGCCCTATTGGTTACGGCGTCCGCCTCAAACGTAATTCCTAGCTCGTCATATGGGATTTGGGTTCCGTCGTCGTGGAAATCGGCTACGGAACCGGACAACGTGGCACCAATACGCGGTTGGAACGTTAAAACGCCGTCACGGCTAATAAACAGTCGGCCAAATTCGGCTGTTTCGTTTATTTGCGTCAAATACGCTAAAACGTTGGTTCCGGCCGGAATTGTGTAGGCGCTGTCGTGACCAAGGTTTACGGTGCCAGCGTCAATGTTGCGGGCTGTCGGCCCTGACGGGTAGGCAACCTCGGGTAAATCCAACACGGTTTCGATACGTTCCCCGGACGTTTCCGGGGTCACGTTTAATTCGTCCATGACGGTTTGGGCCAACAAATAGAAATCGTCGGCGCAATACACGGTTACGGTGTCAAGGCCGTCAAGCGCAAAAGAATAATCGTAATTGACAATTTTTCCGCGAAATAAAAATTCTTCGGTATTGCTCATGTCATAGCGCACTAGCTCAACCTCGCGCAACGGCGCTAAACCGGGTTTGGCTTGTGGCGTGTCGTAGTAGGGGCTATTTTCGTCAAACGGCGAAAAAATGCCGGTGGTGTCTTGGATTGTAAACGCCATGGTTCCGGCGGAAAATTGGTCGCCTGTGTCGCGGCGGCCTCGACGAACGTTCACGTTTAAACAGCTATCGAGGACCGACGCAAATTCGGTTGTACCGGTTAGCACGTATTCGGTTCCACCTAATACGCCTTTGAGGCTGTCGCCAAGGGTAAAAGCGTCCACCAAAAAGCCGGTGGCTATGCGTAGGTCATAGTTTCCCGATTGGACAACAGAAACGGCCATTTACGCCACCTGAATATTGGCGGGGCCGTTTTGTCGGTTAAACGCTTTAATTCCGTCAATGGCTGTTTTCCCGATTTCGGCAGCCGTCGCAAACCCGCCCTGAACAATCACGTTATAAGTGTCGCCGCTAACACCGGGCAACCCCGAAAAATCGAGGTAGCGCGGGTCAAACGTTACGCCGCCGCCCATGTCCACCGGGCTAAACCCGTCGCCGTTAGGTCCACCGGCGCCACCGGTAACGGTTGCGTTTACCGCGTCAAACGCGCCCGATGATACGCCCAAGATTTCGCGCAAACGGTCCAACGACAAATTCGGGTTTTTTAGGATTTCCTCATATTGAGCAATAACCGATTGGATACCGGCCACCAACGCTTCACCTTGTTTGACACCGGCCCCGTAAAATTCGTCCGCGGCGTCAATTCCTAGTTGGTTTGCCACGCTTTGTAAGCTGTCCAACAGCTCGTTGGTTTGCTCAATAGCGGCCGTTCCACCGTTAATAAGTTGGTCCGCTATAAACGTTCCGGCCTCTACGCCGGCGTCCAACACTTGACGCAACCCGGCCTTGGACAAACCCATTTTTAGCAACGTGGCGACACGCTCCCCAAATAGCTTTGAGCGGTTAGCCATGACAGTAAGGCCGGCAACGAAACCGGTTTTACTGTTGGTGGCTTCCTCGAGCGCGTCCGTAAACGTCAATGTTCCGGACACGCCGCCGCTAATGCTGTCTCGGAAATCGTCATAGGCGCGGCGGGCGTCGTCAAGCTGCCCGGTTGCCTTGTCCAACGCAATTTTAAAGTTGTCCCCAATTTCACGCCGTAGGTTCTTGGATTGTTCTTCGAGCTTCTTTTGGGCGTCGGTAAGTTTTTTGGTTGCGGTCCCGGCGCCGGTTGGCGTGTCATCGCCCAAGCTGTCCGACAAACTTTTAGCGGTTTCGGCAAGCTTTTTAGCGGCAAATGAGGAATAATCCATTTGCGCGGACGCGACACCTACGCCCTTGCGGAATTCGTCAAATTTCTTTCGTAAATCGTCAATGTTTACGCCAATGTCCATTGTGAGTGCGTCGCCAAGGCTCGAGGCGCCTGATACGACGTTTTCGCCAATTTCCCAAACAGCTTTAAGAATTGCCTTGGTGCGCAATCCGACGTTTGACATTTGGGCTAGCGCAATGGTGATTGTTTCGGCAAGGTCCAACATGGCTTCGCCGGCGGGTCCCATTTCCGCTACGGCCTGTTGTAGGCCCTTGGTGAGTGACACGCCGAACGCGTCGGCTATGCGCTCAATCGACGGGGTTACGTTGTCGTTTACCCACGTAATAAATTTTTGGAACACCGGCAACAATGCGGTTCCAATGTTGGTTTTTACGTTGTCAAACGTGGCCGCCAATATTTTTTGTTGGTTGGCGAGGCCGTCGGACGTGCGCGCAAAATCGCCTTGGGCGTCGTTGGTTTGCTCATAAATGACCTTTTGAGCGGCTAAAACCTTGGCTTGTTGAGACAACGCCCCGGTTCCGTTGTAAATGCCAAGCTCAGCCGCCGCGGCCTTTAACGTCGCGTCGTTGAGCAAAACACCGTATTGGCGTAGCGGTTCGCTTTCGCCACGTAATGCGGCGCCAAGCGCGTTTATGGCTTGGTCCACGCTCGTATTGTTAAAGCTCGCCAAATCGGCGGCGAGGGTCACAAAATCGGTTGAGAACGTGGACAAATCTTTTCCGGCTAACCCGGCCGCTTTACCGAAAACGGCGAACGTCGAGGCGGCTTGTAGCGCGGCGGTTTCCGATAATCCAAGGGAACGGGCGGCGGTCCGGCTAAATGCTTGTACCTCGACGCTGATAGCGCCAAACACCACGTTGGATTTGTTAATGGCCTCGTTAAGGTCCGACGCGGCTTGGACGGCTTTGTAAGCCATTGCGCCGACGGCTGTTACGACGCCACCGACGGCGGCCCCAACAAGCGCGGTTGAGGCTGTCAAACCTTGGAACGCTTTTTGGGCTTTCTGTAAACCCGTGTTATTAAAGGTTGTAAGAATTGGAATGTTAATTGCCATAGCGAACCTTTAATTTGCGGTTAGTTATGTCCATGACCTTTTCCACGGTTTTGAGTACGTCGGCTTCGACGGCGGGCCGGTTGCGGGTTACTACCGGGTCAATAACGCGTGGTTGCGGTCCCTCTTGCGCGGTAAGCGTGGACACAAACAAGCTTTGCGTGTTACGCCCGGCATGGTCATAGATGACGGCGGCGGGGTCCAATGATTGGACAACCATTAGGCGATAGGGCAACGCACCAAACGCCACCTGTTGGGTGTATTGGTTTCCTAAATCGTCGGTGCGCGTAAAGTTCACGTACCGTTCCCGGGTGGCTCGAGCGCCAACCTTGATTTTGTAGCCGGCTTGGGCTTTTGCGTTATCCCAACGAACCTCGCGGCCTCTCACCAATGAGCCGCGGCGCATACCGGATAGCGGCGCCCCGTTGCCTTTGCTGTTGTCAAAGTTGGCGACCATTGAGCGGGCTTCCGAAATGATTTTGGCGCCGGACGCCTTAATATCTTTCGTTACTTGGCGACGGTAGCGCGGGTCAATTTTGTTTAGCTCGGCTAACGCTTCTTGGATACCCTTAATTTGTAGTTGGGTTGCCGCGGTTGCCATTGTTACCTACGTTGTCGTTGTCGTTCCTCGCCAATACTAATGAGCGTTAGCAGGTCGCGTAGGTCAAACGTGTCGGAATACCATTGCGGCGCCCAACCGATAGCCAACACCATTTCGGCTAGTTGGCGGCGGTAGGTTCCGCGTTGGTAGGGTTTTCGGGGTCCTTAGAAATTACCTCAATGTTTACGAGCTTTTTTAGGTAATCGTCAAACGACGCCGGCACAACAATTTTTACGGCCTTGGCGCTTTCCCAAGCCAAATACGCTAAATCCTCGACGCCGACGCCGGTAGCCATGTCGGACGCTTTGCGTTTAAATCGTCGTTCCCATTGGACAACCACAAAAAGATTTGTGGATACCTCGTAGGTTTCGTCGGTTGTCTCAACCTTGAGCGTTAATAGCATGGCTTACCTTTCGTTGTCGGGCCGATTAGTGGCCGTGGTTATCAGGTGATATCTACGCTGTAAACGCCGCCAACAAACGTGATATCACAAGTGGCAAGCTCTCCAAGCGTCATGTTGATAACCGGCAATTCGGTAAGGTACGTGCCGGTCAGCGTGAAACCGGGGTTAGTTGCGCTTTCGGAACCGGCGGCCGGCTTCACAACAACGGTTGTGGTGGTGCCGACGAGGTCCTTAAGCGTTGCGTAGGTTTCGTTGGCGGCGTAGCTCATGTA